AGTGACATCAACACGTGGATTGGTTGCAGAAGGGGTATCTGTAGGACCTGCGCCGCCAACAACACCAAGATATTGAGTGCCGTTTAGAGTTTGAACCGGGCTGTTGAAAACCGGGTTTGTTAAACTATTGAAGTTAGGAAAGCCAAGGTCAACCGAGACGGCTGCGCCGCCGTTGCCTGATCCAGTTGATGATTTTTGTATTTTTAGAGGACGACCCATTTTGTTTTCTCCTTAAAGAAGTCCGATGCGAGTTCTAGTCGCTACGCGGTGGGTTAAATCGCCGCATAAAACACCCTATTGTGTTGACAAGTATTTAGCGAAAATGTAAAATAGTACTCGCCTGGAGCGTAAATATCCTTATGAATACTAATGAACTAATTGAAGCTGGTAACCAGCACAGAGCCGACGGCAACCCCGAACAAGCATTACAATGTTATGCCATGGCATTTGTACAAGATCCTGATTCGGCTGCGGCATTCAACAACTATGGCAATGTCATGCGTGAATGTGGACACCCAAAACGAGCTATACCGTTTCTTCAATATGCCACACTGTTGGAACCAAACAATGTGACTGCACAGTTTAATTTGGCCGTGAGTTATTTGTTGAGTGGTGACTACCAGCGTGGTTGGCCTGCTTATGAATCTCGATGGAACTATGAACATCTTGTTGGATCAGAGCCTAAATTTAGTCAACCACGCTGGCGTGGCGAAGATCTCCGAGACAAGACTATTCTAGTAGTTGGCGAGCAAGGCCACGGTGACTGTGTTCAGTTTGTGCGATTTGTTTACAATCTACACCTGATGGGTGCCCGGGTCAAACTGCAAGTCACAGACGGACTGATTCCATTGTTAAACACCAGTGACATTATACAGCAAGTTGCAGGATATAGCACCGACATGGGTGAATTTGATTACTGGGTTCCTATCATGAGCATTCCAGGCATACTTGGTGTCACGCTAGATAACTTGCCCAAGATACAAAGTTACATGAACGCTAACCCTGAGTTGATGAAACAGTGGCAAGATCGACTGGGACACAAATACAAAATGCGTGTGGGAATTTCCTGGAGTGGTCGAAGAGATGCCTGGCTCAATCAACACAAAGGTGTGCCGTTTGATCAGGTGCTGTCCATGATCCAGAGCCATCCTGAATATGAATGGGTTAGTTTACAAGTGGATGCCACCCCCGACGAAGAGCAAGCACTAGCCGACGCTGGACTTAGACTTTGGCCAGGGTCAATCAGCAGTTTTGCCGACACAGCTGCCTTGATGATGCATCTAGATGTCATTGTTAGTGTGGATACTGCTATCACTCACTTGGCCGGTGCCCTGGGCCGCCCTGTATGGGTCATGCTCAATGCTTTTGCCACAGACTGGCGCTGGTTACTGGATAGAGATTCTAGCCCTTGGTATTCTAGTGCTAGATTGTTTAGACAACCCACAAGAGGAGATTGGGCTAGTGTTACTGAAAAAATTGTAAAATATCTAGCCTGGTACAAAATATAGCCAACAAAAAACCTGCCGAAGCAGGTTTCTTGCCTTCCCATCCCTGGGTAATTCTCTGATTAGGAGAATGAAAGATTAGACACAGCGATCTCGCCAACATAGTCACCAGCATTGCCGAAGCTTGATGCAGTGTTTGTCAACTCGATGTAACCATAACGTGTCATGAATGACACGACTGGTTCGAATGTGCTTGGATCCAACACAACGCCTGAAGACATCAAAGGAATGTATGGGCAGTAGAATGCTGGAGCGTCTGCTTCTGAAGAACCTTTGTAGCCGACCAACACTGGGGTTGTGTCACTTGCATAAGAGTCAACGAACACACGCATAGCGCCGTTCAATGTACCAACAAACTTGGTGTTTGTAGGTGCTTCAAATGTACCTTCTGTAGTACGTGCAAATGCGCTGGTTGTAGCACTTTGCAATACTGTCAAGGCAGCTGAAGAAACAACAGCGTAGTTACCAGCGCCACGACGTGTGCGTTGGGCGATCAAGTTAGCAACACGGTTGATCAAAACAGCCAATGCGGCGTGTTCGTCACCAACGAATGTAGCAGTACCTGAAACGGTAGCTTGGTTGTATGTGAACTCAGTTGCAGCCAATGAACGTAGACTCAAAAGAATCTCTTGGTCAATTTCAGCTGTAATTTCTTGAGCAAGTGCGGCCATGATTTCTGCTTCAACGTCAATACCATGCATGGCTTGTGCGTCTTGTGCAGATTCAAATGTCCAACGTGCTTGCAACTTGCGTGTGCGAGCTTCAACAGCTTGCTTCAAGATTTGCACAGAAATTTGCTTACCGCCAGTACCTTCCATAGTAGCTGTAGCACCGCCTGTGTAGTTGGTAGCAGTAGCAGTACCTTGAGGAACTGTAGAGTATGCTGTGGCAATTGTGAATGGTGACAATGCTTCTTGACCAGCTGTTACAGAAGTAGCGGCTGCAGAAGTGTCTGTCAAACTCTGTGCATAACGTACACGTAGAGTGTGGATTTGACCCACTGGACCGGTCATTGGTTGTACACCAACCAACTCGTTAGCAATAACGGTTGGCATAACACGGCGAATAACTGGAAGAATCACACGGTTTAATGTTGCGATGTTGCCAGCGGCTGTTGAACCTGCGGAAGCGTTTTCCTTCAAGTACTTGCGAGTGTTTTCTAAGATAACACCCATGCTGTTGCGCTTTGAGCCGTTCAAACCTTCGAGCAATGCTTCTTTGGTCTCGCCCCAGCGGCTTTCTAATAGTTCTTGTGACATTTAAGTCTCCTAAAAATTAATTTTTATAACCCTGCCAGGCGCTTAAGGTCAATCACGTTGCCGCGATCTTCCTGTTGACTACTTGGAACAGTTTTATCCCCAGTTGCTACGGAAACGTTTTCTGTGATCACTTTAGAGGCTTTCACAGAGCGGTCTTCCAACACAGCTGGTAGATACTTTTCGAAGGCGTTTTTCAAACGGGTAGTTTGTACGCTTTCCAGCAAATTACGCATGACTTCAGCTTTTTCCTGGTTTAGAGGACTCAGCAATTCTTGCATCAGGTCTTGACGCTGATTGCTTTCTTTGATCATACGTATTTCACGTTCTTTTGACTCCACAACAACTTTGGCGTGTTGTGAGACTTCAATGGCTTTCTTCAATTGCTTATTTTTGCCTTCTAGCATAGCGTATAGCTTGCGAACTTCTGCTTTCTCATTTAGGTGAGTAGCACCAAATTCACTTGCGTATGCTTCAAAAATACGGCGACCAAAATTGTTCTCACGAGCAACTTTGATATCCTCTTGCAATTGACCCAGTTCTTCCCTGAGATGACGGCTAACAGCTTGACTCATTTTCTCTGCACTTTCTTTTACGAAACGTGTTTTGAGTGTTTCAAGTTTTGCACGAGCTTCACGGACCAAGCGGACTTTTGTTTCCACTACATCACGTTTGTCTGCGGCAAACTCTTGAATTTCACGAGCTAATGCATGCACCATGAAGTTTTCTAGTTTTGCTAGTCCTTCTGTGTGCATTTTACGGTCTTTGCGCAATTCGCCAATTTCTTCTGCAAGTTTTGTCACCAAGAAGCCGTTAAACTTCTGTGCTGACTCTTTCATCTTGCCTTGGAAACGAACGCGATCTTCTGCAAGTGATTGCTTTTCAGCAGCCACAGCTTGAATTTCCGCGGTGAGACTTTCTGTTACCATTTTATCCAGGGCTTCAACCATTACTGACTTATCATGTTCGTAGCGTCCTGCATACTCTTCTCTGAGTTCTGCACGAGCCTGTTCACGAGCTTCACTCAACTTGGCTTCCCAAGCTTCTGTGATCTCTTGACGAGTTTCCTCGGTGATCAGGTTGCTATCTAACAATGGTTTGATTGCATCTAACATTTGTAGATTCTCCTTAGATCTTAAGTTCTCTAATGAGTTTTACAACTTCATTTTTGAGATACTTCTGCACTTTGTTGTCTTCGCCCGCTTCCCGTGCTACCTCTAACAGTCTATGGCCGTACTTCATGTTCATGAGACTTTCATATATTGCTTTAGGGTATGCATTGGGTGCGCTGGGTTGAGCAACTACATCTATAGTGACAATTTCAAAGTCACTTACATGTCCTGTTCTGTCGTCAACGTTACCGCTGCCACGACTTGAAACTCCTAATTTCACACCAGATGTCAGCAAGGTCTTGATCAATTCACCCATTGGGGTTGGTAAGATCTTCATTTTGCCGCAACCAGCTTCACCATCCATCCACATACTTTCAACAGCGTGACACACACGATCTAGATTAATTTTTAAATCATCTGGGTGATCCACTTCGCCTAAAACTGAGTTACCTTCTTTAATCTGTTGATTAATCGTGTTAACTGCTTTGCTGATTTCGTGTAATGGGTAGACACGGTCATTTGCATTGCGCTTGTTGCCTTCAATACAGATGCCTTTTAAATAGAGATTCTTGCCGTGGCCATCCGGTCCAGATTCTTCTAGAACCTGGATATTGGCCTGATTAAAGGTAAGTTGTTCTCTTAGTGTTTTCATGTATTAACCGCGAGCTACTGGGCTCTTTGTGTTAACACCGCTGGCTTGACCCATCACTGGCTTGGTAGCTGGCTTTGGACTTTGTGTGCCTTGAGCTGGTGTATTACCAACTTTGCCAATCAGGTCTTTTGTGCTGTTGCTATAAGCGCCGGCTGCATCATGCTTGCCGCCCATTTCAGTACCTGCTGAAACTGGCTTGACTGAGTTACCAATTGGTCCTTTTGCACCTGCGTTAGCGGCTACTGTAGACTTCTTGTTGACACCGCCTTCTTCAGAAGTCACTGGCTTTGGGGCTGCTTTAAGCGTCACAGCTTCCATCATGCCCATTTCTTCAGTGTCGTCCATTTCAATGGCGTCGCCGCCTTCTTCTGGACCAAAACCGTCGCCGTCGCCCATGTCATCGTTGCCCATTAGGTCTTCGAATTCAGCCATCAACTGGTCTAGTTTGTCTTCTAGGTTAAGAATGTCGTCTTTGCTGGCTGGTTCAGAACCGCCTTCGTCGCCGCCCATGTCAGCCATGTCAGCCATGTCATCGTCGCCCATGTCATCGCCGGCCATATCTTCTTCGCCTTCCATGTTCATGCCAGACTCTTCTTCAGCCTCAACATCGTCGATCAAGTCGTCACTAGCGTCGCCGCCCATAGCTTCTTCAAGATCTTCTTCGCCTTCTTCGATGTCTTCGACACCTTCTTCGAGATCTTCTTCGGCTTCTTCAGCCATCAAGTTCTCGTAAATCTCACGACTTTTCTCCACGACGATATCATGGAAAAGCTCACGTGCTTTGCTTTCTTCATCATTGATCACGTATTCGATCAATTGTTCAAATTTGTTCATAGAAAACTCCTGTAGGTAAAGTGTAATGTTATTTACACATCAGGAGAAAAACACGCGGTTTATGAGGCCAAAAAGGCCATAAACTACATGGCCGGTGCTTCAGGGGCAGGTGCATACTGCTGACGCACCAGTTTGAGTTTTTCTTTGTATTCTACCATACGCACATCGTTCATTTTACGCAGTTTGTTCAGCTGACGTAGGGTTAGATGTGTTTTACGCAGGTCACCAATTTCTGGTTGGCTGTTGTCTTGCGCAAGATCCTGATAGGCTTCAGGTTCTTTTTTGTAGAATTCGTTGAGTATCATACAGATATTTATGCTGGCGGGGCGCCTGCACCACCCACGCCTCCGGGTACCACAGGGCCTGCTGGTCCCGATCCCACTTCAGGGGCACCTACTCCTGCTGGCTCCATTTGTCCAATTTCTTCGCCTGTGGCAATGTCTGTTTCCAGTTGTCCCGGGCTAACTCCTATTGAGCGCAGATCGCTGCCAGACGCTTCTATTGTGGGGGTGTCACGTTCTTCACGCCACATGGTTTCGTTTTCTTTGATTTCTTCTTCAGTCAGGCCCAAGAAGCGTTCAAGCAAGAAACGTTTTGACATGTAAGGCAGCGGCTCCATCTGCATAAACGCTTGAATACGTGTGTTGTCCAGTTCGCTTTGGCGGTAACTTGCAAAGTTTTGCGGTGCATTAAAGCCAATTGAGAACAGGCTAGAGTCAATGTTAAACCCACGCCACTTCAAGAACATCTTGAATTCATCGTCTAATTTCTGAGCAATTAACGCCTGTAAACGTTCACAATACTGGTTGAATCTGTACTCTTGTATCAGTGCTGTGCCTACTTTTCCGTCGCTCATTGCACGGTCTGAGTCGTCAGGACCAGTGGGCAAGTAACTGCTGGGCACACGCAGTCCACGGGCCATTTTGTTGTTAAAATACTTTAAATCGTCAATTTCGCCCAGGTTTGAACCACCAGCTAATGTTTCTACTGAGCTACCGCGGCCATCTTGTCCCTGGGGAAAGAAGTAGTCTTCGTTGATTGATAGTGGATTGTAACTGCTATCCATCATGTTTTGTCCGCCACCTGTTATGGTAGGGATTCTACGCTGATGCATTTCGTTCTTTACACGTTCCACAAACTGCATAGCAAGGTGACTAGGCATGTTGCCCACGTCGATCTTAAAGATTCTACGTTCAGGAGCACGGCTCACACGATAGATAAGAATAGCGTCTTCCAGCAGTTCTTTCTGTTTGTAAACTTTGTAAATTTGTTCTAGAATACTGCGGCCAAACGGCCAGAACACATCCAGGCCTTCATTTAAACTGCAATGTACCACGTGCTTGGCATCCAGGGTAGCTTCGTTCATGGCATGCATAAAGCGACTGTTACCCACACCGCCTCCGGCACCGCCGTTGGGCATGGTATAGTTTGATGATCCTGATATGGTACCGGTCACAGGGTTGGTCATGTAGTCTGTTGTGGTTTTAGCCGCCACGGTCATGTTCTGGAAGTTAGGGTTGATGTCGCGAATCACATACTGCTCAGGACGCTTGCCTTCTGATTCGTTCACAATCACACGCATGATCTTAGTCATGTCTACCCACATCATTTCAAATGTTTCTGGATCACGTACAAAAATTTGATCACCGTACTTGATGGTGTTGCGGAACAGTTTGAAGATGCGCTGGTCTAGTTTGTTCAACTTGACCCACTGTTGCAGTTGTTTTTTAATAATACCAATCTCGTGATCAGTAGGTTTATCATTGTATTTGACGTCAAACGGCGTGCCGTTTGTTTCGTTCATCTGTGTGGAGAACTCAGCAATGATATCCAAACATGCATTGACTTCCGAGTCCATGTCCATGTTTTCATACTGATTGTAACGTTCCACACGGTTGGGATGACCCGAGTACACTTCAGGCAGTCTGCTGGCATAGTTGCGGAACACAAAGTCTGCCTGGGATCCACTGCTGCCATCATTGCGAGGATAGTTTGGTAAGCCAAATTGATTCTTGCCCGAAATTGGACTCATTGACCCTGAGTTGTCTGCGACCTTGAAGTACTTGCGCCACGAACCTTGTTGTTTATCTGCCATAGTAGTTTATTTACCGTGATTACGACTGCGCACGTAGCATCTTGTTCTGTACATCAACTGAGTTCTTTTGAGCACTGACCATTTGTTCCATCATAGCAGCCATAGTTGAAGTTTGTTCAGCCATGATTTTGAACAATCCCATGGCTTCATCTCCCAGTCCCATTTTGCCATTGAAGCTGACAGGAACATTGCCATCTTTGAGTGGAATCACTGCTTCAGGGCCAGCTTCACCAATCAGCGACAGTGTGGCGTCATCCACCAGTCCACCATTAGCAAAGGCAGGAATCTGTGCATGATAGTGGCCTGCTGTTGCACCTGATGAAGGATTGTTATACTCGTCTATGGCTAGACTGGCGCCCATCTGTTTGAGATAGTCTGTAACTGCTCGGCCTTCTTCTTTGGTTGGCGGTGTTGTCACAGTAAAGTCCATTGCTAGACCTTTTGTGTGCTGACTGCTTGGTGCTTTTTCATTGTGGAACTTGTCGTTAAAGCCTGTAAACATTCCAAATCCAGGAATGCCAGCCTGTACAGATTTTGCTAGTTCAATAATGTTAGGACTAATTTTAGCACCTTCGGCTTGAACGTCACCAGATTTAAGTCGTAATCCTAGCCCTTTAAGATCGTCTTGGCTCTTAATTTGCATGCCTTGGCCGCCGACCATGGGTGGCATGCTAGAGGACGATGGCATTTGCAGTCCAGTTCCTGCGCCCATACCTGGTGACGACGGCATCTGTAGACCACCCATGCCACCGCCCATGCCACCGCCCATTGATCTCATCATAGTAGCGTTTTTACGCAAGGCAGCACCGGCTTCTTTGCCCATGGCTTTTTCCATGACCTCTACCATTTTTTCAAGTGTGTCGTTCTGCTCTTCGAGCATTTCGATCTCATCACCCATTAACTGTGTTTTTAAAGTTCTTAATCTGTCAGACAAGCGACTAAAATTTTGTGTTTTCTTTAGATCTTGATCTGTGAGCTTTTCTAGTGCTTGTGTATCTTTCAACATCTCATTGTAGAGAGTGTCGATCTTGTCCAGTTGCTCACCACCAGCACCTGCCATGCCCCCAGTGTTAAGTTTTCCCATTAACTGGTTTTCAGGAATCACTAGCTCATTGCCGTGAAGCATTGCCAGATATCCCGATTGAGGTCCGCTCAAAAATCCTCCTTCAGAAGCCATGGGTATGTTAGTCGTATCAACTGCTTCTACAGATCCTTTTTTGCCGGCATCCTTGGGATCTGGAGCTTGATTTCTTCCGGCAAATAGGTAACCACCGATGCCACCAATTGCAGCGCCCACGGCACCGCCAACTGCTGTGCCAATAACTGGAACAATACTACCTATTGCCGCGCCAGTTAACGCACCAGCACCTGCACCAGCACCTGCCGCAGCTAGTTTTTCACCAGTTGTGGCCTTGCCGCCAACAACATCTGCTAATCCTCGAGCGGCCAGTCCAGTTGCTTCGGCTAACAGTCTCATTTTGTCTTGAGCAGGTACAATGCCTTCAAAGATAAAATCTGTCATGGCCTTGTTGGCTTTGATCTGAGCTTCTACAATTGCTGTTTGCCCTTTGACCAGTGGATCAGCACCGGCAATTTGTTTTTTCTGATCTTCTTGAATCTTAGCTGAGTTAGCAACAATATCACCGTTGGCCATCTGTGCCAACTTTAATTGTTCGGATAAATTACCAAATTTGTCATTATAAGCACCAAGCTGACCTAGTGTGGTACCCACTGTGTCAGCTGTGTTACCCATTTCTTTGCCAGTGCGTTGTGCGGCTTCTTGATAGCTAATTTGTCCAGCAATGACTTGTTGCGTAGTGCGTATCATCTCGCCGTTAGATGCTAGGTTAGCTTTTTGTGCATCAGCATTTGACAAATTACCTGTTACTGATGCTTGGAATGCAGATGCCATTTCAGGACCAGCAGCTTCATAGACGCTGTTGAGTTTTAGTAATGCTTCGGCGCCTTCTTTGTTGCCAGCTAGTTGTAGCTCACGAACTTTGGCTGCAAATTGTTCTTTTTGCAACGCACGTTCACGTTGCTGTTCCATCTCAGCACGACTCTGACCTGTCAACTTGGTCAGCATGTCTTGTTCTTTTAAATAGTCTTGAGCGCCTTTGGCCAGTTGGGCAACACTCATTGACTGAGAATTACCCAAACGAGTTTGAATTTTAACATAACCGGCCATGCCTTCGTTAATGTCTTTGATTCCCAAGCCCATGTTCATTAGGCCTGCACGGGCAGGCTCTATTGCCTGACCCATGTCAGCAAAACGTTTTCGTCCATCACTTACTGATCCAGCAAACAACGCAAAATCTTTAGAATTTTCTGCAACCAAGCTAACCAATTGGTCTAATTCGCCCATGGCCAAGCCGAGCTTTTGAGCATCGTTCTTTAGGCCAGTCATACCATCAGCAGCAGCGCCGCCGGCTTTGGCTAGCCCTTGATACCCTTTGTGAAGCTGATCTGCCATCTCATTGGCGGCTTGCGTGTACTTGATAAACGATGTAGCGGCCATGGTGATACCAGCAACCAATGCTTTGATCAAAAAGCCGCCAGGAATCAGCAATGTCAGGGCTGCACCTGCAGCGGTAGCCGCGGTACTGAGTTCATCTAGACTTGAATTAAACGCCGACGCACCTTTTTTGCCGTCCAACATGGCTTTGCCGGCTGCCATGCCAGCAGATGCCAATGCACCTATTGCATCTGCACCTTTTTTGGTACCAGCCGTGAAGTTTTCAACCCCATGCTTGGCTTTCATTTCCGCATCGGTTTTTGCATCTTGAGTTTGACTGGAAACTCTACCGTTGGTAGCTAGCTCTTCGTTGAGCCGTTGCAACGTTCTAGCCAGTTCTGTTGCGGCTTGATTTGCTTCTTCATTTCCAGTTGCCATGTTTTACCACCCATAAGTATTGCTATATTTATAGGTGATTTATGTCCCAAACTACGAACCCACTAAAACAATTTTTTAGACAACCAGCAATTTACTTGCGTTTGCCATCCAATGGCAAGTACTGGCCCGACCGTTCAATTGAATTTCCAGAAAATCAAGAGCTGCCAATTTATCCAATGACTGCCATAGACGAAATTACATACCGCACTCCAGATGCGTTGTTTAACGGACAGGCTGTGGTTAACGTGATACAAAGCTGTGTTCCGGCGGTTAAGAATGCCTGGTCCATCCCAGGCGTGGATTTAAATGCAATCTTGGTTGGCATAAGAATTGCCAGCTACGGACATGAGATGGAAATCAATTCCAAATGCCCAGGTTGCCAAGCAGAATCAGAGTTCAATGTAGACCTGCGCATGATCTTGGATCAAATAAAACAGCCCGATTATGATACGCCAATCAAGCAAGGAGATCTAGAAATTACCATTTCTCCCATCAGCTACAAACATCAAAATGATCTCAATCTACGGCAATATGATCAACAGCGTATGATTCAACAGATACAGCTGGATGAATCCCTAACTGATGAACAAAAAGTCGAAGCCTTGAACAAGGCATTGCATCAAATCACCGAGCTCACTATTGAAACATTAAAATACAGCATCAGCAGTATTCGTGCTCGCGGCACACTGGTCACAGAATCAGAATTCATTGCTGAGTTTTTGACCAATTGCGACCGTAAAATTTATCAAGAAATTCGAGAACGTATTATCAATCTACGTGCTGAAGCCGAACTCAAACCGTTTGACATTGAGTGTCCCGAATGTGCGCACAAGCATCAACAAACTCTTACCCTGGACCAAGCAGCTTTTTTCGGGGTCGCCTCCTGACATTGACTCCTGAAGACATATCTACCATGGTAGATAACATGGACAAGGAGGCTGATACTATTCGTCGTCAAAGTTTAAAAATGTCGTGGTACATGCGCGGAGGCGCCACATACGAAGATGTGTTACAAATGAGCACACCTGAGCGTAAAATGCTAAGTGAACTGATCAAAGAGAATCTTGACACAACCAAATCAAGCAAACTGCCTTTCTTCTAATGGAACTAGAACAAGTCAAACAAGATATAGAATCCTGGATTGAGAACTTTGTAGAAGTTCCGCATCCGGCCTTGGGTGGATTTCCACCTTGCCCGTTTGCACGGCAAGCCAGAATGAAACGCACGTTTGAAGTATACCTAGGAAGCGATCCTTACTATGATCTCAAAAATCGAGCACGGTGGGGCATGGGCAACCGAGAAGTTATTATATATGCGTATGACCCTGCAGAATGGAGTCATGAACTGTTTTCAACCAGCATTGAATCTGCCAACACCGAACATCTACTACGAGTTGACATGTTAGCACTGGAAGATCATCCAGCAGATGTTGAAAATGTCAACGGTGTCATAATGAATCAAGGCAAGTATGCACTTGCATTAGTACAATGTCTAAGTGATTTAAATACCAAAGCCACGCAGATGGCCAGCAAAGGATTCTATCATGGGTGGCCTGAAGAATACTTGCAAGGCCTGTTCCATTACAGACAGGACCCAAGATGACTTATCAGTTTGCTAGAATTGATCTGAGTCGAACCGACTACGAACCCACAGTCAAGTGGAAATATCTACGTGAACCGGACGTTGTCAAGCTGAATACTATCTATAGAGATTATTGCAAATACAAGCACTTTGCCAGTGTAATGCCCATATTTGATAGTCGTTATACTGATCCAATGACTGACGTTATAGGATACTATGACGGAGACAAGTTGGTTGCGTTCAGTTTAATTCGACGCTACGACCAAGAGAATGCTCTGTGCGATCAATTTGCATGGAACTACAACAATCCTCGATTAAGATTGGGAATCGAAACAATGAAAACAGAGTGTGCTATCTACCGGGATCGAGGTTTTAAGTACCTGTACCTTGAGCAAGCGCACCTGTACAAATCCCAAATACAAGGATTTGAAATACTAGGACCACTGGAGTAACTATGGATTTATACACAATTTGGGCAGACAAAGAAGGCGATATCTCAGACCTTGACTGGGTCAACGGCATGAAGAGTTTCTTTGATCACTTGATCTCAGAAGGCAAGATGGAGTCGTACAGAATCACCAGATGCAAGATGGGATTCCGTTCAATTGCAGACATGCCCGAATGGATGATTATTATGGAGTTCAATGACATGGGTCAAATGGATAGTGCATTCAAACGAGTAGCACCACTAGAAGGAGAACTCGAAGTCAAACACAAAAGTTTCAATCAATTCGTCTCAGGCAACATACAACATGCCTTGTTTAGAGATTGGCCAGATACTAATCTATGACATTCAAGACTTACTACGTAAGTCTGTTGTTTTCGCTATCGCTCAACAACTGATTGTTTCTCTAACTATTTGTTTTAAGTATCATCTAGATTAATTGGTCATAATTCACCGTATGCACGGTGAATATGAGAGAGCATCATCTGAGTAGCACAGTCATCTAATAGTAATGAGATTGTAGTTTCCTACGCGGAGGCGGTTGACCGGTACCCCCTACTCAAGCTTCACATATCAACGGAACCCTAGTAACCCGATATTAGATCCAAGTCCTATAAGCAAGGGGTGTATCTTCTTCACAGAGCCCAAACCATTTGTTGCCTTAAGTTAGCAATTGCCTTTGACGCCCAAGTCTAAATATGGTATCTCACATATCCTCAATGGGGCTAGATCAAACATCTAGCACAGTGTCGTGATTGCTGCCTATTAAATTTTGTTTATAATGTGTGAGCCATGTACTCTAACTTGTATATGGCCGTTGTAATAATCACGTGATTCCAATACTCGTCGGGCAAATTGTTCTCTTGCTTCGACATAACTACATTCAGATTTTGATCCGCAGTAGTAAAGTATTTCTCTGGTGAAGTTTTCGGTGCCTAGTTTGATTACGTCTGCGGTTAATTCTGGGCTTGACCCATAGTACTCTCTCCAATCACTGTCGATCTTGGAGCGTATCTTCTTGCGCTTCTTTGTGCCGTTTTTATGTTTTACAGTCTTGTATGTTGTCTTGCTAAATTTTGCTAATTTTTTGCCTATGTACTTGCGTCCAGTGAGATTATTTGTGATCAAGTAAACAAATCCAACACACTCTTCGGGCAACGTCTCAATTGGAGTATCTTGATATAGCCATGTCATGTGTTGTATGCGATTTATCCTTGCGTTATAGTTATGCCTTACAGTTGATTGATTAAAAAATATGCCTACAATGCTAAATTATGCAAGTTCTACATCAGTATTATAACTGGTAAAACCATTCTCTTTGATCACTTTGAGAATGTTCTCCACACGCCCGGCCAGTTCATCTCTGTGCGATACTAACCAGATTGATTTGTGGCGCTCTCTGCTCATTTTCTTGAGCAAGGCCAGTGCGTTCTCTACGCCTTGTGTATCTAATCCGTTGTCAATGAGTTCGTCAATGAACAACAAGTTGATTGGCGAATACAAACTTTCCCAGACGTCGCGGAATGCCCAGGACATAGACAGGATCAGTCGATTACGTTCGCCACGCGATAAATTATCAAAGTCTAGTTCACGTCCCAGTTCTTCAATGCTCACAGTCAAATCGTTTTGGAACTTCACAGTATGTGGCAAGCCAATGCGATCCAGATAATGTGTAAGACGTGCATTTAGATAACTCAAGTTTTGATCAATAATCTTCTTGCGAACAAAACTGTCTTTAGATGTCAACAGTTTGAGCAAGAAGTCCTGGTGATCTTGTACTCGAGTAAGTTCGTTTAAGGTATCATATGACACAACTTGTAGAGCCTGTCCTTGCATGTCTGAGATTTGTTCTTGGTAGGGATCTGCGTCTGCTCGACGTGAGGTTAAATCTTTGCGTAGTGTTTCCACAGTATTACGATGGTTCAATGCTTGCTCTAGCGAATCATAAAACACCGTGGGTGCAGTACCTAATGTACCAATCTGAGCAACGGTATCTTTGTGTCCTTGGCGTTGAGTGTCATTAGCCAAGAGTTGTAATGCTGTTTCTTGTACCAAGGCCTGTTTGGCCTGCTTCAATTCATCCTGTTTGTCATCGTGCAAGTCTTGACCACATGAGTGACACCGGTGAGCATCCAGGGCCTCAATTTCTGTCTTGAGTTTATCCAACAGGCGGTCTAGTTTGGTATCGTCAGCATCAATTTGTCGAATGTAACGTATAGCATCGTCTAGAGTTTTTTTCTTCACATGAAATGCTTCTAGATCTCGGTGTGCTTGTACTTCGGCATCAATGTCAATGTGTTCAAGATCCGCAATAGCCTGTTGTAGTTTGCCTACATCCTCGTCACGCTTGGCTGTCCAAAGCCGTTGACGTTTACGTAGACTTTCAATCTGTTCTTCAATGCGCTTGTTGGCTTCTTGCACAGCACGTATGCGGAACTCTTCGGCCTGAATAGCGTCTTTGGTCTGGCGATTGAGTTCTTTGATTGCATCAGCACGTTCACTTAACAGTGTAATACCCAACAACTGCTCAATGATAGTTCGTTGATCGTTGGCTTTCAAACTCAAGAACGGTTCAGTGTACGTGTTTAAGGCCAGTACATGTTTGAACATGTCGTGGCTCATATTCATCACACGCTCAATTGCATCTTGTGTTTCTCTTGAATCACCTTGTGCTTCGTCTTCTGCGGCTTTGTGCTCTTTGTTGATATAAAAACGTAGTACGTTGGGTTTGCGCCCACGTTCAATTCTGTACTCTTGACTGTTGACGCTAAAGTCCAAACTGACCAGCATGTTCTTGCCGTTGGTCTTGTTTACTAAATTGTCTTTGCGGATGTTTGAAAGTGCTTGTCCATACAAGGCATAACTCAGTGCATTGATGATTGTGGTCTTGCCTGTGCCGTTACGGCTGCCATCCCCGCCTAGGTCCAAGTTCTCACCTAGCACCAAGGTCAAATCGTTGCGGTCAAAGTCGATGCCTTGGGTAGCCGCACCCACACTCATAAAGTTTTTAACAGTTAAGTTTTTAATTTGGATCATAGAGTCTGATAGATCTTCAACAGTAGTTTGTTATCGTAAAATTCTGACTCGATGTTGGTGATCTGATCTGTGACAATTTGATCCACGCTTTCAAATTTAATTTCGCCCGGTGCCATGTCAGTGTCTACTGAACTATTTTTATTAGGTATCAAAGCCATCTCTCTCAGCCCGTATTCTCGGATATACTTTTCTTTGATAAAGTTTGCTTCCTCGTAACTAATCTCAATGTCCAACTGCACCCGAACATGCATGCCGGTCGCTAATAATTTGGGTGCGTTGTCAATGATACTGGCCAGGCCCAGCACACGGTAACGAGGTTGATCTGGCCAGGCATGAAATTCAGGTTCTTGTCCCCATTCCAGGATCATCATGCCACGTTCATCGTCTCCAGCATCTGCATAGTTATGCGGAAAGCAATTGCCAATGTAGGTAATGTTCTTTTTGGTCTGACGTTTGTGAAAGTGTCCAGTAAACACATGTTCAAAGTTCGTGAAGTCTTCTCTACGCACCTCACCATGATCAGGCATCTCCACCATGGCGTTCATCAAGTATCCGGGCAGTTCAAAATGCCCAAACATGTACCGGCCCTTTAGTTTGGGTATGCGTTTGTGGTCATCGGCTACAAGCCAAGGAGCAATGACAACATCACCGCTGCTAAACCAATCGTTACATATCTGTACGCGGGGGAGATGCTTTGCCCATTCCACACTTTGTATGTCGCGCTTATCTCGATAATACAGATCATGATTACCAGGAATGAAATACACGTTTT